CGAGGGTAGATATGTTCTGAATATCTATCTGTTCTAACGACGTAGTATTGCCGAGCATGAGCGAAGATATGAGTATCTTCACATTCTGCTCGTTCTCATCACCAAGTTTCAGACGCTTCAATCGCTTACCAATGATTGACAGTGCACCGTTAATTACATACGAACTCCAATCGCCAATATCGAGCAGGTAGTCTGCTGACTTGACAGAGAGCTGCTGGTCAGATGTGCCGTTGATGTCTACAATGATTTCGCAAGGCTTTCCTGCATCTGTGCGAGCACCACGCATGATTGTGGTACCGTACGCAATGGTTGGATATAACTTCATTGCAGGCGTTAATCGCAGAACGATTGAGTTTGTCGTTGCATCCGCTTGTGCAGATGTACGGACGGTAATTGCACCTTCAGCGGTTTTTGCATCGTAATCTCCGAAGCTGTACTTGCTCATCAAGTACTGGATGCGTTTTTTTACCCACGCTACTTCAGGAGACTTACCATTACCGAGCGCCTGAGCCAGTGGGTCGGTATCGTTGGTGTACTTGCCCTGCAGCATGGCAAGTTTCATCTGTTCATAGAACTTTCCGTCCTCATTATAGAGCATAGAAGAGAAGTTGTCTATTACGTGGAAGAAGTACTTTTGAAAGAAGGCAAACAACTTCTGCTGATGCGTTCCCTTCTGTAGTCCGCCCAGTTCCTCCATCTTTGCCAGCATGCGGCGCATCATCTGCGCACGCTCTTCGGGATATGCCTGCTCCATGAGATTCCATAGGACCGACTTCTCGCCGTTCCATACGGGTGTGCCGTCCTCGTAGGTATCGTGGTACTCCACCCAGTAGGGCTTTTTCATAAGTCCTTGGTTGATGACTGTAAAGATTGTATCAAGGTCATCCTGTCTGAATTTCCATTTGCTATTTGCCATATCTATTCTGCATTGAAATTATACGGATAAGTATTCTTTGCGCAGTTATCGGTCGCTGCCACCGTTTCAACATATAGTTGATGATAAAGTAAGTCCATAATGTCCCAGTATTGGGATTGCTCATCACGTAGCTTCTGAATACGTGCTGCCTTGAACAGCTCATTGAGTTTAGTTGCATCACTAACAGAGTTAAACACAGACTCTGTCAATCCGTACTTATCTCCGACTAACTGCTGACGAAGATTAACGACCGATGCACCACTATCGAGTGTAGATGGGCAGAACCGCTTATACAAGCTATCGTAATAGTATAGGTTGTATTGATTAGGGTCACCCTGCTTCGCTATCCAATACTCGATGTGTGTTGAATGTGGGTCTGCGTTCAGTTCTTCAAGCGTACCATTAAAGTGTTCAATGAACGTATTGCACTGATAGATGAGATTGTAAGCAGGGATATATGACTCTATGAGCTGCTCTGCACGCTGACGGGTCTCATTGTCTGTTGTTGACTTATCATCTGCAGGTAAGTCAGCGTAGTCTAAATCCCAGCAGTTCTCCCAAGAGAGCTCTGATACTTGATACTGATACGCTTCTTCCTCAGCATTATAACGGATGCGCCTTTTGTCCCAAGGCACTTGAAACAGAGTAAGGCGTGGCGAGTTATCAGAGCCTTCTATTGATAAGAGGTCGGGAAAAAGGTCTTTATCATATCCGAATGTCGCAGCATCACCTTTGTCTGGTCCAACCGTAAACAGGCCGACGAACTTATATGTAACAGTACCGTCTTCTGCGGTCTGTTTTTCAAATCCAACGAATGTCTCTTGATAGATAGATACTCGTGCTTCGCTATCCTGCTCGATACCCTCATTTGTTAATTCTACCGCCTTCCATAGGTCTGTATATGAGTTTACAGAACCTAACTTGTGGTATTGCATAGAAGATGCGATATTCTTCTTCGCTGTCAGCTTAGAGATTTTAGGCAGGTTTTTGAACAGCTCAAACTTTTTCTGCGCAGTCTGTCCGTCCTCATATACGATAGCAGTATCTTTAGCTACTTTCGCTTTCCAATTCCATAGATAATAGAGCATAGAGGATGTACCCTGACCTTGCAACTGGAGGTTGGTAATCGTCAAGCGGTTAAGGTTGGTGTTTCCATCTTTAGGATATATCTCCAGTGTACCCTTAGGACGATATGACTTGCCATATTCATAAGCCGGCAATGGCTTGTCAAAAGTAAATACATTGACCTTGCCACGCACCTTGTCAAAGTCGACTGTGGTACCGAGTGTATCATAGATGTCATTATCCAACTTCTCAGCACTCTTTTCTCCTACGGTTGCAAGTGCATTGATATAGTCTTGATGTACGTTTGCAGCGTCCATTGCGCTGTCATAGATGCGAATAGAGTACAAGTCAACATCCGCCTTATCAGAACCTATGACGATGCCTCCGCCAGTACCTATCTGCATAGAGTCCGTAAGCAAATAAGCAAACTTACGAGCTTCGACACCGTCAATGTAGAGATAGACAAGGTTCAAGTAGTACGTATTGCCATTCAAGACGTAGGTGTACTTCTTAGGACTAATCACGAGAGCCAGGCGAATACGCACACTATCATCTGTACTCATCGCCTGCACATCACTGTTACGCTCGCTACGGGTTGCGAACATAATAGAAGAAGGCTTCACCTTCAATCCTATATATCCCTTCTGATAAGGCATTGCAATAGAGATGCACTCTGCATCGTAATCAGAAGTGTTGTTAATCTGATAGTCTATCTCAATGGTTTTTCCACTCTGTGCTGCCTCCTTTGCGAATGGCTTGTAATCGATAGTCAGTCGTGAACCAGCGAGCAAGCGCAATGTGCGTGCGCCTTCATCATCCGTCACCCAGCCGTCACTGGAGAAGGCTACGTTCTGCCACTCTGCACCGATATGCTCGGAGTTGATGAGATTGCGGAGGGCATTGCGGTCGGTGTCGGTGTTATTTCTGTTCTTAGCATTCAGATAGAACACCGCTCCTGCTGTAGCTGAGTAACCCTGCGAGTTGTCCACAGGGAAAGGAATTGCATCACGCAAACGCACCTCGTCTGTTGGGTGAGTTCTGAAACCGATTAACGCAGTAAAGTCAGAGTTATCGATTGTCTCTACCTCGAGCGAAAGCGTGTATTGCATCTTGGTTTGTGTCAGCGTGTTTTCAGACACATTCTCTTGAAGCACCTCGTTATCTTTCTTCATCAAGATTGATAGTGGTGTCGTAACAGCCTTGCCGTCATAGACAGCGTACTCCAGCACTTTATTCTCGTACCAGTTAAGCAGCTTCTCCGCCTTGTTATTGACGACTACCATCTTCACCGCTTCGTTATTCGCCACTGCCATGAAGTCGAAGCCAACTGGTGTTGTCTGGACTGTATTGTCCTCGTTCGATAGCCAAGCAGATAGATGAAAGATACCTGTCTTGTTCGGGAATGGAATTGTGTAAGCAACTGGCGAAGATGTATAAGTAGCAGTACCAAACTGGCGTTCGTACGTCTGCTCGTAGCCTTCACCCGTAATCTTCACGTGCAGCGTCTTGCTGATATTTCCGCTAATGTAACACGGCAGCACTATATCACCTTGATAAGCTTTCCACCAGTTGAACTCAGAGATAGAAAGGAAGAGTGCAGACAGTGTGATAGAGTAGACTAACGCAGGGGAGGTCTGACCTGTTACCTCGCCTGTGATTTTCACCATGATATTATTTTGTCCGCTTTCGAGGAACTTGAATACGTCTACCGTTGTAACAGTGTTTGACTGGCAGCGACCACGTGCCTTAGAGACGAAAGTCCCGTCGCCAGCTTTAGCAAACACCTCGTAGGTGCCCCATTCGCCTGTATCAGAGTAATCTGTCTGACCGATATCTTTTGTGCGAGAGATAAACATAAACTTCACTGTGCATTCTCCTGCCGACTTCGATGCTGAAAGTGTAGTCGAAGGCGACTGATTGGCAGCACGCAGATAATAGAGAATTTCCGTCTGTCCACCACCTCCACCCTGTCCGATACCAAGCTCGGCAAGTCTCATCGGGAGCCATTGTGCTCCGCCCCACACAAGAACGCAGGTTTCAGAGGTAAGATTGTCAGCTGTAGTGTTGACATTCGCGAGTTGGCCAAGAGTTGGTGGATTCTTCCTTACCGCTGCTTTCAAGCGCTCCTCTTCCGTATTGAATGCATCAACGAGGTCATTGATCTTGCTTGGAATCTTGTTAAACTCGTCGGCGGTGAGTTTCTTGCCAGTTGTTTTATTTTCTATGTAGAGTTTATCCATATAGCTACAAGTTAAATGGGAAAGTATATGTGAAGCGTTCGTTACTGCTAATCTCAATACCATGTGCAAGCGTGAGTGCATGACAGACTATGTCTTGTAGATATTTTCCACGTGCCATGCCTGTTTGTGTACGTGTTGTATCTTCAACGACCTTCACTTTTGTCAGGCGATAGTGCTTATTACTATCAAGCTGGCTGGCTCTTATTTTCAGTTTAATGTGTTGCAGCATCGGCGTTGATGATCTGATCAAGTATAGGGTTCAAGGCAAGTTGAACGATAGCTGTGAAGTTTTTCTTTAGCACCTCTTTCACAGCGATAGCTGTCTCTGCATCGAGCGTAGCACGTCCTACCTTATATATATCTAAGGCTGTGCTGACGGCTGCGATACTATTTGTACTATAATATAATACATTTGCCAGTTGGTTGGCGATATCGACCTTTTGGGTTGTCCCGTCAATATTTTTAATCTCAAGTTCTTTAAAATTAATAGTTTCCATATTTTATTTTTTAAAAGTTAGACAATAGTATACAATAGTAACCTGTAGAAGGAGTGAAGCATAGTGCAAACCGCTTGACATCACAACTACTCATGAGAATTTGAGAATTAGAAGCTTCTGAATCTTTACGATAATATTCGTATAATTTTTCACCACCTATTCCTACATGTATTTTATCCTCCCTAATCGTGCCGACTCCATAGATGCTTCCTCCTTCAGCAGACGTTGTCGGCGTTGCTGCCTTGCAAGTCGAGGAAAAGGTTATCTGATAAGAATCTCTGTCAATTATGATAGTGAAAGGTACGCAAAAGGATTCTAAATTGTCAGTTATTCCCAATTGTTTGCGAGCATCAGAGAGCGTAGGATAGAAGAATTGAATTCTTTTGCCTGTCGAGTTTTTTAATAAGAACGTAGTTGCAAAGCTAAAGTCGATGACATTTGTATCTCCTTTTTTAGTGTATTCCATAAAATACCCATGTTCAATTATTCCTCCCTTGACACGCAGTGCACCCTGCAGTTCGAGAGCAACGTTGCGATTGATAACGTTATCAGAGATAATTTTAGCTGCGGGGCGGTAGAGGTCGGTACCACTATTCATTTTTCTATAGATGTACATTGCAGAAGCACAATAGGCATCTTGATTTCCTTGAGATGTTGGATCAGATCCTCGCCCAAATCCAACTTTGAGATGCGCTATATCACCAGCTGCGAAATAGCCCACTTGTTGTTCAAGTAAGAAAGATGAAGAATTAAGGTATACAAAATTCTCTTTTTCATCGGTCCACCATTTGTTATAGTCACCCGTATAAAGGCCATCATTTCCGATCGAGAAAGGGCCAATGTTACCTTTGCGTGCAGTTACTGTTCCTGATATGTTCGCGTTTGTGGCCGTAAAACCGTCCATCGAGACGTTCCCGTTTGCATCGACGACGAATTTATCGTTGATGATAGTCTTTCCCAAAAAATTAATTTGGTCAGCATCAAAGAGCAGCTTGCTTCCGTTTTCACTTGCTGTCAATTTGATACCTGCAGATTTTTTTTTCGCTCCAGAAGCATCATACCAGTCAGAGAAAAGGGACAACGAACCGTCTTCACCTGCTACTGAACGCATGAATCCTACATTTTTAAATCCTCGCAGATTCCCTTCATCATCCCACACTGCGCTGTGTACCAGGTCTGAGGTTCCTGTCAGTGATGACACTACGGCATTGAATCTTCCCTGCATTGTCAGCAGCGATGTTCCTTTTCCTGATGCGATTGCATTGAGCAGGGTGTTCAGCGTGTTCTCATTGCCTGCGATAGCCTGTACCGTTTTTCCAGCCAGTTGCTTGATTGCAGAAATAGGTTTTGTGGTGTATTGCTGCACAGGCTTCCAGTGTGTAATGCTGAAAGGCTCTCCATTTTTCTTTGCTACAATCGCCCGCAAGGCATCATTGCTGTACTCTACGTTTTCGTCTTTGTAGGTAGCATTCACCCAGAGGTCGCCCTCATCGTATTCTTGTTGCAGTGTAGGCTGTGCCACAAAGACGCGCCGTTTACCATCTGCAGTATCTTGCGCGCGATTTGCTGCTTCGAGCGATGTGAGCACGTCTGCATCTGTGATTTCCTCCCATGTATAGCCAACAGAAGTTTTCGTAAAAGCATAGGCACGTCCACCCCCTGTTTTTGCGAAAGAGCGATTGTAATAGACGTCATTCATATGCTCATTGCGTGTGAAATCATCTTGCCATTCCATTGCGGGTGCATTGCTGAGAGACGGCTTTTCGTCTCCAAACCAAATTACCATCTGTTTGTCGCTTTGCTGTTCGACGGCGTTGATTTGAGATTTCAGCGATGCAAGATATTCTTCAATGCTTAGCTCGTTGCCGTGTTCATCGGTTACCATCCACCACGAGCCTTCTGTAGGACTCATCTGAATTTTTGGCTTCGGCAGCGAGAAAGAGTTTATGCCGACATACATTCTGTAGTAAGGACTTCCTGTTCCTGCTGCAGACTGAATGATTGCATGCTGTCGTGCAGGGTTCGTCTTGTTCCCCAGTGTCGACACCTCATCGCCTATGCGTGGTTCGTCGCTTCCGCTTGCATAGTCTTCAGCATTCGTATTATCGCAGATGTCTACATAGTCAGTACCAAGACAGAAGACACGCCGGTGATAGTAATGATTAGCTATTGCGCCCTGCTCACTAACGAGGTTGAACGTTTCACAATAAGCGTAATCGTCCATACCCATCGTATTGCTGACCATACGTCCGTCGCCGTCCTGCTGCGTGAAGTAGCATCGCCAACCGCCATCGATCTTCTCAACCTTTGAGATCGTGAAGCTACCAGGCGAATTGATGACCTTGCCGTTGATGTGCGTCGACTTCATCAGCTGCAACTCTTCTGCTGTCAGCTGCTTACGGACATGGAAGTAATCGCCTTCGAAGTGCCAGTTGCCTTGTGCATCAGGATAGATTGCTGCACCACTTGCCTCTTTCACATAGTTGCCAAACAGGACCGAGGTCATGAACGATATTACAGCTCTAACTATCGAGCCCTTATCGGTTCTGACTATCTTTTGCCAATCAGGACTATCATTGTGCAGTGTTTTTGCCACTTCTGCGATGTCGGCCAGAGCTGCATTTATCTTCTGAGCATCCAATGTCAGATAGTTTCCGATGCGGTCGAGTGCCTTCAGTACCGACATGTTGTCGTGTTGGTGTCCGAAAGAGCCATCACCTTTATAAGCTGCTGTTATTTCGTGTGCTATCCATGCGAGAATGGCATCTGCTGTCGTGATGTTCCATTTGTCAGCATAAGGACTTTGTACAGGGAAGAGTGCCCCACCACTCAGCGGTAGCCTTTCAAGCTCAACCAAGCGTGGGGCGATGGTAAAAGAGCCAATATCGGGTATTTTGATATCAAGTTTATGGGGTTCAGCCTGTTCTGTTCTTTTGAGATTGAGATAAGGGCGTGCATCGGCATACTTATAAGTAAAGGTATAAGACGAAGGAAGTTCTTTCTCCTGGCAGCTAACCTCGCTTTCCATGACTACGATGCGTCGGACATGATTTCCTATATAGAGATACTTTCCGAGTGAAGGGAAGAAATCGAGGAGCCACTTTCGTTCGCTATCGGTGAGGAAACCCGTGTTCTTCTTATACTCACGCGCCGTGTCGACGCGGTATTCCTCTGCATCATTTTCTACCTCTGCTATGTTGTGTGTGTGCTTTGCCGTGTTTTCCGAGTCGCCGTAGGCCCTGAAGGTGTCGATGCCACCGAGAGAGTTTTCGAAGAGCACCCACTGCTCCTGTTCGCTCCGTATGTCAGCAGCATAGTAGCGTTGGATGTAGGTGAGTCGTGTGCCAGAATTGTCTTCTACCCACACATCATAATAAGATGGTAATTTGTTGAGTTTTCCGGCAATGATGGCGTATTGCACCGGTATTGTCCACACGGCACCGCCGGAGAGGTTTGCCAGCGTCAGGTCATAGGGAACGTATTCTCCATTATTGTCGACATAGGCTCGGCATTTAGTGATGCAGTCTTCCACAGCGTAGTAGCTGATGAACTCGGGCGTGTAATAGGTGACAGGCTTCATGGTGGGCTGCCATGTAAGGAAGTTTGCCTTCAGCCAATTTGTCGCCGAGTCGGCAAAGCTATCTATTCCTGCCCGGAGTGCTATGAAAGTCCATGAGTCAGGCGGTGCAGCCTTATCTTCAGTGATTTCTACCGTGAATTTTCGTGCGATATTCTTCTGTTGATAAGGGGTTGAAGTGTCGTGCAGTTGAAAAGAAAGCAGCGGCATAATGATGTTTTCCATATCCACTTCTATTCGTTTCGCCTTGTTTGGCGTATACGTGTGCTGTACGATTATCTGATTCGTGTCTGCATATTTCAGAACGAATGTAATCTCATTGCTGGTTGAAATGACAAAGTGGTTCATCGCGCCAGTCATGCTTAGCGCATCGGGTTTGAGAAGAATATCCATTTTTTAAAGATTTAATGCGAAGATAGTGCAATATAATAGAATAGAAAAGGACATCATGTCGTCAACCGATATGATGTCATGGCGTTTCGTCATCTTACTTAGGTATACATTCCAGCCATACTTCCGTTCTCGTGTATTTCCATTTAGAATGTCTCAAGAAGGTAGCATGCCGAGTTTTCTTCGAGGAGTACGATGTTTGTTTGCCATAGGGTTTCCCGAGATATTCAGCGGATGGTACAGGGGGATAAATCGTTGTGAAAGTTCGGTTTTTGTCGAGTCCCGCGTTCTCGTATTCGCTGCTGCTCACTTCTGTCTGCCTTTCATGCCCCACCCATTTATAGTTTGTGTCCATCGCTTTCAGCTTCTGATCAATTGCCGGCGCACCGCTGACAGGCTGCATGAGTGCTATGGTAGAGAGGGATGATTCAACAGGTTCGTTCTTCCCACCAAGGGTGAACTTGAGTTTATTGAAAAAGAAGGCTACGCCACGGATGACCACCTTGGCATAGGACGGGAGGTTCTGTTTCTGTGACAACAACAGCTTGACTTTCATCTCGTGAAGGGAATTTCGCAAGAGCAGGTCGTAGTCTCGATAGAACTTTTCGAAGATGCCGAAAGGTCCGTTGTAATAGAGTGCATAATCGAAAATTCTGGGTTGCATGCTGTCGTGTATGTCATAAGCAGATATTGTTCCTTCCGGTCGTGCATCTGACAAATAAGAAAAAGCGAGTATCGTTTTCTGTTTGTTTGCCGATTCAGACTCTTCTTCCTTGTCTTCTCCCGCCACGACCATCTTTGAGTTGAGCGATATATATGCACCTATATATAGATATTTTCCCATTTCATATTTTACTTCATTATCATCGACCTTAGTCTTATAAACGAGTGTTCGAAATTCGGGCATGATGTCGGCAATTTTGATTTCCTTTGGTTCAAGATCCTCTCCTGTGTTATAGTCTTGCGATGCTTCCCCGATTTTAGTGATTACTTCATAGTTTCCCGACCATCCTTGTTTGTAAAACGCCCCGTCGACCGGGTTAAAACAGGCTCCGGGGTTGGCTTTCGCCAAATCATCTATATCCTCATAGGAATCAGACAAATCCGTATCGACTTTATCGGCCGAGGCAAGTGTGAGTCGCTGGTAGTCTTTTTCAGCCTTATAGGCAATGGTTGGTTCCTGTGTGACGCAATTGGTGAGGTCCTCGACCGGTTGTGCAGCCAAGGCATCTCGCAGGAAGATGATATTTGCTGTGTGGGAACCTTCATCAGACGTGAATTCGCAACAGAACTTTTTACGAAAGACGGCGATGAAATCAGCACAGGTGGTGTCGGGTACAAGGTCAGCCACTTTTATCTTTCCGTTGACGAGTACATCCATGACGTTGTTCATGACGACCATCTTAGCGAAAGGTTCTGTCTGTGTGAAGAAATTCTCTTGCAGGTCATAGCCGAAGTATGCAAAGATGCGTTTCAAGAGATAGTTTGCACGTATGAAAGGCGACATATAATAACCTGGGGGAAGCGTGATAGGCACTTCACCAACATATTCAGTTCGCTGCACGGCATTATAGAAGTCACAGTCTCCCCCTTTGCCATCTGGGTTAAAAGCGGAGAGTGTCGTGACATTGACGAGCTGATATTCATTATCTTTCCACATCCATACTTCTTTCGTTTCAAGTGCTTTTTCTTTTCCAAATGCATTGAGCATCTTATAGTTAAACCCTGTTTCAAGACCAGAGTCATCGGTGATCAGTGCCGGGAAGATGGCGTAATGCGGATTGGTGTTTGTGCGCAGGGAGCGACAGAACTCAATGCCTTCTTCAACAGTGTTGATGCCAGGGATGAATTCATCTTTGAAGATATCCTTCAGCTTCACTTTCTGTATGCGCGAATAGAAGGAGCCGTCGTTGATATAGAAAGCTGTTGAGATGCTTCCCTTGTATTGTGCCGAGAGCACCATCTGTCGACATTGTGCAAAATATTCTCCGTCCTGAATGGCTACATCGACAGCCGTCATTTTGACGCGTCGACCGAAGGAGTCGGGAAAACCGAGGAGCCGTCGGTTGCGCTCTGAAGCAGGAAGTTCGAGGGGGGTGGTCTGCTCTCCGAAGTCATTAAAGAACGGATTGGTGCGTTCGACTTGTATTTGTGTGTCGGGCTTGAGATTGTAGTCTTCACCCTTTTCAAGATTTGTTATTCGCATGATTTTAAGTATTTCAAGTTGACGAGTAGGTGTTTATTATGCTTTACTTCCAAATCGACGTGCTTTATCGCGTAGCTGCTGTTTCTGCTCAATCTCATCAATAGCCACAGAAGCGGAGATACCCTCTGAGGCAAGGCGGTCGAGGACGGTTGTGAGTCGTCGGATGAGTTCATCCTTTTGCGGATCTGCAGGAGCTGTGTTGCTCAGGGCAGAGGGTGTGTGACTCGTAAGTGTTCCTCCAGCTGCACGCCCCGAGGTTTGCTGAAGGAGGAACTTGTTCATGTCGAGGGTGCGGATTGTTCCTGCACGCTGTGCCCGATCGATGATGTCGATGAGAGGGGCAATGGTGGGATTTTCGACAGCTGCATTTGAAGCTACCCATTCACGACTGTGGCCATAGCCCCCTTCGCCAACGATGACCGTCGGTTTATCGACGAAACCTCGTCGGTTAGGTTCGTAAGCAGCATGGAAGCGTTTACCGTCTTGCTCGCGTTCAATGTCGATGCTACCTCCAGACTCAAGCCCTGTAGCGACACGAGCACCAGATGATGTTGAAGAAGAGGCACCTTGCATCGTCATCTTCTTCACCTTGTTGCGTTCTGCCAATGCTGCTGCGAGTTGTGCTGTACCTGTGACGGACATGAGGGCAGCTGCAGGGATGCCTGCTGGAAACCCGAGCTCTGAGAAAGTCTTGGCAATTGCTGCAGCCGTAGACGCGATGATTTGCGATGCCTGAATGGCGAAGTTGACATCGGCATATTTTTTTTGAATTTTCAGTTTGTCGTTAGCCTTTTTCTTTTCGAGTTCCGTGGTGTCTTTACTTGCATTTTTAGCGGCTTCAATCTCTGCATCATACTTGGCATCAACATTGGCTTCTTCAGCCTGCATGAGTGCCTGCATTGCTCCAGAGGTGAGGTTGGCATAGTAGTCGAAGGCTTCTTTCGCCTTGGCTATCTTGAGGTTCTTGACCGCTTCCTCATATTCTGTTTCAGAGATTTCCTTGTTCTGCAGGTGCATTTTGAGCTGTTCGAGCTCGGCATTATAGAGTTCCTGCTGTCTGGCCAGTCCGTACTGCTGTCGGATTTGGAGTCGATGTTCCTCTGATTGCTGATCAAGATTGGTTAGTGCCTGTTGGTGTTGCTGCTCGGTGAGTATACCCTTGGCGAAATCCTCGTCTATCTTCTTACGGCGTGCAGCCAATTCCTCCTCAAAAGTGTTAAGTCCGTATGCTTGGCGTGCCTGTTCCTTGTCTTCCGCAGCTTTTTTTGCGTATTCTGCTATTATCTGAGCCTTTGCAGATTCATAGGCTATTGTTACTTGCTTCTGCTTCTCACCATCATTCTCTGCAAGTTGGAGGGATGCTTTATAGTAGCCGTCCAATGCAAGAAGTTTCGTGTCAAGTTCTTGTTGTAATGTCTGTGGAGCAGATGCTTTACGCATATCCTCCATTTTCTCAAGCGCATCATAGAATTGCTTTTCATTTTCAATAAAAGCTGTAGTTGCTGCCTGTTTCTGATCGGCAACTGCCTTATCTTGACTTTCCTGAAGAGCTTTCTTCTTCGCAGCATCTTTCATAGCCAAGTTTTGTGAACGTGTCTGGTAAGACTGTTCTATGGCTAACAGGTTGTTTTGGTGCTGTATATTCAATGCGCCTACATAGGCATTGTACTGCTCTTGTGTAAGTTTTTTCTCTGCCAATGATTGCTTTAGAGCATTCAAGTCCTGATTGTAGAACTGCTTGGCTTCTTCTAAATCCTGACTGCGGTCGTGAGAGAACTGCTTGGTAGCAATATCGTCAGGGTCTGTCTTCTTGCTGTCTTTTTTATCTTTTATCCCATTCTCTATTGTTTTGGAGGGTTTGTTATTGCTATCTCCAGTTGTAGTCGTAGCCGGAGAACTCGTACTTTTCATATCCACAGAAACGTGAGCGACAGGTTTGTTGTTCAGCGTGTTTTTGATACCTTCAGAGAAATTACGCCCAACGCTTCTGCCAAAATCCTTTGCATCATTGACAATTTCTGTGAATGTGTTTTTGTAGGCATTTACAACGCCTTGCGCTCCTTGGAGGATTTTGTCTACATCGAAAGAAAGTACTCCTTCAAGAACAGTAGCTACAGCCTTACCCATTCTTCCAACAGCCTTAAAAGCGTCGATTACAAGATATGCACCCAGTTTGGCTGCTTCCCAAGTGTTCTTAAACGACAGCTTAAGGTACTCAACTGCACCACGCACAATGGTAGATTGATTGTAAAGGTCGATGAAGTAATTGATGATCTTGACAGTGTAGTCGATAATCTTAGAAAGCGCGTTCATTGCAAAAATCTTGGCTTTCATGGTCATTTCCTCGAAACCATTATCACCAATTCCAAAGAACTTCGACATCTTCTCATTGAGTTCTGCCTGTGCCTCAATCTCCTTTCTCTGAAGTTCTCCATATTCACCGGTAACCCCTTTGAGGTCTTCCATATTTGTGGACATATCCGCTAAGGACTTAACGAGTTTCATTCCCTCGTTACTTGCGGTCTTACCGAATACGCTCTTCATAACCTCTCCTACCTGCATAGAGTTCTCGGGAAGTTCCTTTATCTTTGCAGAGATTTTCTGAACAGCCTGAAGGATGCTGGTTTTCCCCGAGATAAGGTCTTGCTCAAGTTGTTTACTGGAAATTCCAATATTGTCGAGTGCGCTCTGTGTTGATGTAGACATTGTCCTTATACGGTTGGTAGCTGTCTGTATAAGAGTCATACCCTGCTCATTAAATAGACCAGAACGTGTTTGAGTAATAGAGGCCACAAGGTCTGACACAGAAGCTCCTGCATCTCTAAAAGCTGGTGCGAACTGCTGGATTTGGCTCAAGAATGTACCATTGACATCAGCACCAGCCTGAATTCCATCCTTAATATTATTGATAGCTTCCTGGGCGGTGATTCCATACTGGTCCATCAGAGTGTCTACTGATCCCAATACATCCTTGTATTCTTTGCCTGTTTGAGAAGCTATGGCTGAAATTTGACTACGAGCACTTATTAATTCGTCACCCGAAATTTCAAAGAACTCACGAGTGAGGCGTTGAGCTTCCTCTATCTCAGTATTGTAGTTGTACCACCACTTAACACCATCGATTACAGCAGAAACAGAAGCAACGGCAGCTGTGGCGACACCGACAAGTTTTGTCCAGCCACCCGAGATAGAAGAAAACATCGACTGAAACTTGCCCATAATTCCAGTTGATTGCTGCCCCATTGTTCCTGTTAAATTGGATGCGTCCCGGCGCAGCTCTGACATACGACCATTCACATTGCGCAATTGCCCAGCCAGCTTTTCATATTCCTTGGGGTTGGTTGCCTTGGAGGTATTATTAAGAGCGTTTTGGAGTTCTTTGGCTTGCTTGCGCAATTGGGACATTGTCATTGCATTGATGTCCATCTGTGAGCGAAGACTACGAAGTTTCGTTTCGTTATCCTTTATTTGGTTGCTATAGGCTTTGACTTCACTCTGCAATCGCTTATATTCTTCCGATTCCTTCTTTCCTGCTGCTTCAAGATCGAGCATGGCATTTTGTCGTGCCTTCATCTCCTTGCGAAGATCGTGGGTGGCACGTTCCAACTGCTGTAATTCTTGCTGGGCAGCAGATGTCTTTGCATCGACAACAAGACTGATATGGTCTTCTTTTAACTTGCTCATAACTATTTTATTTCGTTGGGTAAGATCTTATTTGAGAGGGCTTCTTCCATCTGCTTTCTCCATGCAGCTCTGACCTCATTGGTAAAACCAGCCCGAATATCGGGGAATGTTTCATTATAAAGTACACCCCATACAACACGGTTGTAAATGGCATATTTGGCACGTTGCTTCTTTGCACGCTTGGAACTTAAGCCTGAATATGGCAGACGATACTGCATATCAAGAAAGCGTAGGTAAGGCAATACACGCAGATAGACGGTAAACTGCCCATTGGAAGACTGGAGACTAAAGTCGTGCCGAGACAACTCGTTCCGTAAGGTACCTGTACGCACCTTGAAATATCGCTGGGCTACTTCTTCTTGTGTTTTATAGATAATACCTATATCGCGACGAAGAACCTCTGCGACGAACTCATCCTTAACAAATTGTTCTGTTATCATATGACAAAGATAATAAGAGTAAAATAAAGAATAAAGGACAAAAAATCCCCGAAGCGTAGTGCTTCGAGGGGGAAAAATTCTTAGCGTAATTCTTGTTCTATCGCCATGAATAACTCAAGGACAACTTGCGGAACCATAGAGTTGCCGAGGGCTTTTATTGATTCTTGTCGCCATCTTGTGAAAGGAATGGTAAGACGAGATATATCAAAGGGTAGCCCATCATTTCCTCTACAAATAGGGGAGACAGTTGGGAAGTCCCTCCACCAATCTTGTGGGCAATCTGCTCCGCCAAGTTGCTCTGCGCCGCGTTCTTCTTGCGATGCGCCTTGAGGTTGTCCATCGTCATCATGGCACGCATCCCGTCGCTCGCGCTTGGGGTTAGCAGCCAGTCGCATTTGCGGAACATCTCGGGCAATCCCTTCTGCTTGGAGTTCACGACCCTCTTCTTGAAGTCCTGGGCACTCGGTGTCGGCAGCATCCCGTTGATGGCCATCGCCGTCAGCCCTGACCCCATCTGACTGTCGGGGTTGTATGTCGTAGCCCATTTCGTTGCCTCGGAGGCATTCGGGGTCGGCAGTATGCCGTGAAAGTTGATGAAGTCCATCAGACCGTTGGGTCGTTGCTCGCCGTTGGCTCTGCTGCCCATCGTCTTCCCTCCCTTCCCCTTCAGTGCCTTGATGCGCTTGCTGTGTTGTATCTCCACCGTTAAGGGCGTGGGGAGCAGACCGAGGGAAAGGAACTTCTGCTTGCCGTCCTGGCACACCTTCAGCCCCTGTGTTACTGGCGTGGGAAGAATGTCGGAGTAGACCACTTGGCTCAGCAGACTGTTGTATTTCGTTCCGTTCCTGTATCCGTTGCGCTTTGCCCTGGCTCTCATCGATGCGGGATCTTCGCAGAACTCCAACGTGCAGGGTGTCAGCAGTAGGTGTGGGAACATTCCTTCTTGCGACGAACCACACTCGGTCTCGTTGGTGGGGCGCACCGACGGCACAAGCCGGAATAACAAACGGCTGGACGGAGTATCCTTCACGCTCAAGGTCTGAACAGACTGTTTCGACGACGAACTGCTGTTCTTTTTTGTAAATGTCGTCGTTCTCGTCAAAGAGAGAGGTTGTGCTTCCCACCTTAACCTCTTCGCCGGGCTGTACCATCGAGAGGATACCAGCAACGTTCTCACCAATGACGAAAGTGGGCTGTATCTGCCTGATGACTCGTAGCATCTCAGGCCAGAGGTAGCGGTCATCGTCCGCTCCAAGTCGCTGCCCTGCCGAGCTGAAAGGTTGGCAAGGGAAGCCTCCCGTGAGAATGTCAATTTGTCCTTGCCATTGTGAGAAGTCTGTTGTCTTGATGTTTTCATAATTGATGGAGTTTGGAAACCAGTAATTGAGGATTGTGTTGCAGAACTCGTTGATCTCGCAGTGAAAAACATTTTGCCACCCGAGCCATAAGGCTGCGAGTTCGGGTGCGCCAATACCGCTGAAGAGCGAGGCGTGTCTGATAATTTTTCTCATTCATTTTACCTGTTTGTTTGTCGATGGCAAATTTATGTACTTCTTTTTTTGTTGTAAAGGACACCTCGTCTCACGACGAAGTGCCCTAACAAACAAACATCCAAATGAATGGATGCTTTGACAAAAAAGAAAATCAACGTTCACGGAACATCCATTTGAACTCTAAGCCGTGTGCCCCGGGACGGTTGCAGAACTCGTATCCGGCATCGCGGAGTGCGAAGAACACTTGTTCGGGGCTAACCTTGGCAGAGGGATCGATGCCACGAATGGCATCGACAACCTCGGTGGTGGAGAAGAAATGGGTGGCTTCGGCCGGTGCTGAAGCAGGGCGGTAGGTAGTGGAGAGAGCTGCCACATAGATGCTAATATCTGTGATGGGCTGCTCAGGGGTTTCTTTTTTATTACTCATTGTCTGAAGGGTTAAGGGTTTGACGATAATCGGCTTCACCCGAGGGGTCTACCGAGGTGAGGAACGTGTCGAAGTCCTTACGCAGTGAGCGCAGGGTGTCGAGGAAGGTAAGGGCTGTCTCGGGCTTGATGTTATTGGCATCGCGCCACTGCTCGATAAGGAAGTCCTCAATGGCCTGAAGACGCTCGGTGCGCTCATAGATGTAACCAGGGTCGAGCATTGCTTCAAGGGTTGCTGTGGCTTCCTCGCTCAGATGAATAAGAGTGGTTTTCATTGTGCGCCTCCTTCCTTTGCCATTTCCATGAGTTTTAACTTAGAAGAGAGTTCTGTTTCCTCTTCTCTGTACATATCTATCATAGCCTTCATGAATACCAAATAAAACTCGCCTGGTGATACTTTTTCTTTCTGCGCAGCGAAGAATATTCCGAGGACAGAACTCTTTGCCAATGTCGTGATAATCTCAGCGACAGTAGCATTATTGTCGGCAAGAATCAGCAGTATTTCCTTACTCAGTTTATTTATACGCTTGTGGCTTGCAGAAAAAGTTTTTTCGACCATATTCATTGTTTGCCTCCTTTCTTTTCTTGGTCCGTCAGAGACCATGAATTCTTATCTGTTTTGTTGATGCGATAGACGAGCCAGCCAGCGCAGAGTGCGGAGGTGATGGCTGTGAGTGGCTGCTGCTCTACGGCGATGGCAGCGAGAATGAGGCACAAAGATACGGCATTGACACGAAGCACCAAACGACGGGTAACTGAGAACTCGCAGATACGACTGTAGAACTCGCTTTTAGCGTCGAGCCAAAGATTAATAGACTTGATTTTGCGCTGTATCGTAGCACGTACGTCGATAGGCTGCTGCTTTACAGAGCTCTCGATTTCGATTACTTGTTGCATGTTGCACATTGTTTGACTGTTGCCTGAATCCGTCAGGTGCGGAAACAGAAAAAGCGGATGCTCTTCCTGTCGTCAAACAATGTGTCTTACACCAACAAGGGCAAATTCACTGGAAGGCATCCGCCATATCTTCATTGCAGAAGGCTGCAAGTATGGGCATAAAAATAAGCCCATCGAAATTTAATAAGTTCGGGGCTTGAAATTTCTTCTCGCCCTTATTTGTGTATTACTACACATTGTTTGACAGTTGCAAAGATAAGAAGTCTTTTTGTAACTGCCAAATAATAACGCAATTATTTTTGCGTGGCGAAAGAAAAAGGATAGAACTTTGTGTTCTACCCCTTACCCCAACCTGTCTTAATGTCATTGCGCACGGCTAAGACAAATTCCTTATGTGAAGATCTTGCTATGAGATGTACAAACTCTTTGTATCCCTCACCATCTATTATAATGGGATAGTTGTTGATGCCTGTTACTTGATGACTCTTCTTATATCCTTCGAAAAGTTTTGAAAACAGTCTGCTACGATACTCCTGCGATGAAAGGTCTTTGTGTTGTCCCTTTGTGTTGAGATTGGGGATGGGATTTATATCATCGCAGAAATAATATAGAATGAGGTCTTGATTTTCTGCAAAGATGTTGGCTAACTCATTTGCTATTTTGTGGAGAACCTTCCTGCCGGTGCAATGGTCGCCTTTCTTGCGGTCGATGATAATTTCGCCTATTTGCAGATTATTCTCAAGAAACATTTGCTTGATATCCTCTGAAAGCGGAGTGATGTCGGCATCGGTTACGGCGATAATATATTCATCACCTTCTTGGGTTTGGATATTAAAGGAAATTTCCATTTATAATATAATGCGCAGCGAAAATTCTTCAGGCTTCATATTGCGTAGTTTCTCCACCTGAGTGCGCTTGTTAGCCCTCAGCTCATCAATAACCCTCCTTACCTCGGGAGTGGCATTGATAACGGTAACGGGAGTTTTCTTATAAGCCATAATTACGATAATACTATAAATGTTTCGGTGCAAATATAGGGATAATTAGCGTAAAAAACAAGACTTTACGCAATTATTTTTGCGTGGCGCAACTTTTTTAACGTTACGCAAATAATAAAAAGCCCCCGATGCTTCACGCACCAGAGGCTTTGGCTCTTTTATTATGAAATACGTCGCCCCACTGTTAGAACGAGGCGGTTTGTAATTCCGTTCTTATTTGTGAGATACAAGAGGAGAGCTTCTTATAGGTGCCTTCTCCTGCAGTCTTGACCCCACTGGTGTACTGGCGCATAAGCGAAGGGTTGATGCCGGCACGTTTGGCAATCTCGGTAACGTTGAGAAAGCTGAAATAATTGAAGAATGAACGAAGATCATATTTATACTCGAAAGTAAGCCCTGTGTAGCGTTCGTCTTCAGGATACGCCTGACGGCATTCTTCGACAGCTTTCAGAAAGTCGGCCTTTGCCTCGCCAGCGGTAGCTCCGTCGCCATCTATGAGGGCATAGTCGCCAATAGGTTGTTCGCTGTAGCAAGAATAAGTACCATCGTCGCCAAACTCAATTGTTACCAAAATTTTGTGTGCCATATTCTATTGTTTATGATATACTTGAAAGAAAAGAGCCCTCCCTTATTATTTCTGCAAATCAACTCTTAAAAAAGGGGCGGTACGCCCGGACGATTAACGTCCGAGCAGTACCTTGTAGATTTTCTTCAACAACCCCGTTTTGACTTCATGGCTGCCATGCCTTGGAATCCTGATTTTCGCCCCTGTTGCAGGGTTTGTCCATTCATCGTGCTCGGCACCATGTTGAGTGAGTAAGCATCCTGCTTTCCTCAACTCCTTGTAAAGTTGATTGTACTTCATAATTTAAAAGAGCTCTTTTTGTCTTAATGACAATGCAAAGGTAGCAATTTTGCTACAAATCTCCAAATATTTTGGTAACTTTTTTGCTACCGAATGCGATTTTTAACATTTGAAGCAAAAAGCCGTAGCATAGGGAAACTGCTACGGCTATAAAGAACGAGCGTTGGGAGTGCTATATCTCTTCTACCACAAAGCCATGAGCAAGGAGATCGGAGAGGAACGCCTCTGGACTTTCGGTACTGACAAGGTAGCCCTCAAGTTCTTGCAAGCGGTGGGCGAAGCTATGCATATACTCTGTATCTGTACCTTCGCTGTCGAAACGGCTACCTATGTGGAGCTGGTGGAGGAATTCCTCGGGGCTGTATGCTACAATTTTGTGGTTGTCTCCTTTTATATGGTAGGTTTTGAATTTTGGTGTATCTACTTGTTGATGTTCGGGGATTGAATTATGGGGGAGCTTGCTTTGTAGCTTTGCTTCGGTCATAATAGAGCCGAAGAGTTCTTTCGGAGAGATGGTCGGCCTATGCTGACCATCTCTTGTTTCTATTTTTATTCTTCTCATACTGCTAATTTTTTTGTTCTTATCTTTAGGTAAAGTTTTTCGCTTTCGGTGAGGAAGGGTATATTTTGGAGAGTTGTTCCTGCATTCACCTGGCCTTGTTTTGCAAAGGTAATCATTTTTGCGAGAAAATGAATCCAAGCAGACATCTTTGTGAAGTTCGTTGAACCTCCGTGCTGTCGGAACTCCACTGTACGGTGGCGTGCATAAGCTTCGAGGTTTACCTTGTGGTAGCGGTTGTGAGCAAAAGCAGCTCTAAGGTCGCTAATATTAGAAGCTCGGTTGATTGTTGTCTCTGAAATGGTGGTAAGAGTCTTGCAGTAGCGGTTGTTGCGTCTGCTTAAAGGCATAAAGTGGTCGATTACCTTCTCAAGGTGTTTGTAGGTAATTATAAGGTTCTTCCAAGTCTGAAGGTTGAATTCAGCAGCGTCCATATGAATGTGAAGTCCGCACGAGTCGTTTACCTTTACATCGCAAAGGTCGAGCACCCAGCATACCTTTTCAAGTTCCTCAAGTCCCTGCTCACCGTGAAGGATTGGGCTTACAAGCTCGAAAGTGTTGTTGCCGTGAAGGCTTGCGTCTGTTACCAGTTTCCAATGGTCGGCGTGGTCGGTGTGATTGTAGCCTTCTACCTGTACGCTGATACCTGCTGCGGTAAGCTCGCGTGCAAGGCGGTCGCGTGTGCAGTTGTAGGCTTCAATCTCCACCCCGAAGTTGCGGTTGAAGGTGTAGTCGATGGCAGGGGCAATGGTGGCAGCAGTCTGCGCTGCTGTGTTAGTCAAGCTCTGCATCATGCGTTTATAAACATTTTGTACAAAACCGTAGTTGCCACCTGCTACAAGGTCGGCCACCTGTCGGCGTGTAAGTCCGAGGGCAAGAAGTTTCTGAATCTTAGAGGTTTTTGTTCCGTTCTCGTTGAGAATGCTTTGAATTTGCTCGTTCATAATCTTTATTTTTTGAATGTTCTTTGTTTCTAATTGTACTGCTAAGGTAATACTATAAAGAGGAACGTGCAAGTAGTATTGGCTTTATAATCAGTGGTTTAGAAGTAATTATCTAATGATAAAAGATGCTACAAAAAGGGGCTTACGCATCGCTGCGAAAGCCCCGTCATCCTAAACAATCTATTAACCTAAATAACTAAAAAACCTATGAGAACATTTATTTAACTAACTGGTAATATCGTGCGTAAGTGAGCCGTGTGTGTGGATTACGGCTGATGATGTCCATGCGCACCTGCTTGCAGCCGAAACGAAAGAAGAGGAAACGCTTGGGTATGCGATGGACGATGATGTCGAGGGTATCGGTGGAAGTTACGGAGCCACGGAACAGGCTGTCGGACACACAACCAGAGAGAGACAGCCAAGAATCGTGCCAAGAGAAGCAAATAAGGCTGTCGGGACGATGTAGGCTGTCGGTAGGTATGGAAGCCGTGTCGGGTGAGTGCCAAACGGGTGCTGTGATGGTGGCAGATGTGGAGGTGGCAGCGGTAGCTGCCTCGGATATGCGTGAGGGCTTGATGCCTACCTGATGGGCCACCTTTGCCAAGGTGTCGCCACTCTCCTTAAACTCCGATGGGCGAAGGGTAAGGGCAGGGGCAGAGGCGTGGCTGTTGCCATTTCCAGTCTCGCTTATCTCTACCGTGCCGTTATGAAGCAGAAGGCTTTGGTTCTGCTTGATGCGGTCGCGGTCGGCTGCCGTATCGAGATAGAGTTGCACGAAGAAGGCAAGAGCAACGTTGAGTGCGACGAATGCACCTGCGATAATATAAGAGACTTTTATCTTCATAGTTTACAATGATGCTAATAGAAGAATAACACCCAGCAGTCCGCCATAGGTAGTGGCAAGTGCATCCGACATTTCGGGTGTGCCACCGTGATGACGGTCGTACCACTCCTTGAGCAGCCCTGCTACGACAGAGGTAATGAAACCAAGAAAGAAGGCAAGCCACCACGCCAAGTGGTGAGCGAGAATTTGGGCAACCAACTGCGCTATACCCAACCCACAGAGGTAGTGCAGGTACTTATCGGTGCAGATGGCTGCCAAGCATTGTATCAATTTTCTCATTTTACTTAACGAGTTTACGAACGGTGGAAATCAATAACAGCATCTGACGGAGATAGTCTGGCGAGGTGGCATACTTGCTGCCCTTGTTGTCGCAGATAAGTCGGGCAAACTCCTCGGCATTGTGGCGGTGTGGCCATGCGTCGGCAAAGCCAGGCTTCTGAAGGAGTCGGGTATGTTCCTTCAGGCAGTCAGCAAGAGAGTCGAAGTCCTTAAAGAGTCGATAGACGGTGTAATACCAGCGGTTACCAGTCTTGCACTTGCATACGGACACGACACGCTCTGGAGCCGTGAAGGTGCGACCTGGTGTATTGAAGTATTCGTGGGTGAGGATGAGAACGGTCTTGCCCGTCCAGTTACTGCCCTTGGTAATGCCAAAGAGATTGTATTTGCCCACACGGGATTTTCCCCAGCCACTCTCAAGAATGGCTTGTGCGGTAACAAACTCAGGAGCGATGTCGGTGGCTTTCTGAGCTGCCGTGTAGATGTTGCGTGCGAAGGTACTCTGTGCTTCTGTAGCCATAATCAGTCTTTTTTGATGTATTCGCCTTTGTCGTTAAAGTCTTTCAAACGGCGGATGAATGAGGTTGGAAATATAGGATAGATGGCTTGGATATTCTCCACACAGGAGAAACACTCACGCACCATCATGAACACGCAAAGGTATGTGCCTATCCATTGTGTGGCACCCACGACGCTGCCGTGCACCTTGAAATTGGCAAGTACGTTTGAAAGGATGAGCAGAAGAATGTAGATGGCAATCTTCTTACTGAACTTACCGAAGAATGCCTCGCTGGAGGCATCTTTGTGCAGCAGGTGTTTCCACACGCTAAGGATAGTGTCGATGATGATAGCGACGCCTATCCATTTGGCAAACTCCCAGTCCTGATAGAGATACTGAGAGAAGTCGGCCACTATGGTGAGTGGCAGAGAAACGATAGATATCATTGGTAGCTTTGTCATTGTTATCCGGCTTTAATTGTGATACAAAATTACGTTACTGCATCCGCTTGGCAAAGGACCGACTGAGGTGGTGGGTGCCGAGCGCATCGGGGCTGATGCAGGAGAGCATAAGCGTCCATCCGACGGAGGAGAGTTCCGTGGCGACAAAGGGAATTATCTCCGCCTTATCGAGTTCGCCACGTGAGAGCCACTCAATATTGCCCTGCTCCGCATCGGCAAGCATCCAGGCGTGAACCCTTGAGAGCAGACGAAGTGTAGCGTCGGAGGCAAGCATATATTCGGCAGCGTCGGCACGGTTGGTCATCTTGTTGGCTACGGTGATAGCGATGCGCTGGGTGATCTGATAGGAGTTGCGCCCGTCGGCAAGCATATTCAGTTCGCCGTAATCAACGAAAAGGAACGAACCTGCCAGTTTATCGATGCGCTGTTTCAGTTCGTCAAACGACTGCCCATAGACATAGTTGGCAATTTCAGGGATGCGCGACATATCGGGAAGATTGTCAAGAGCTTCAGCAAGTTCGTTATACCCCGGGAAGTCGCTTGACCCATTGGTGAGTATGGCACGGATACCCTCCTTGGATGGGTATTGTGCGAAATAGAGAAACTGATTCAGTATCATACTTCTATTTATTTTCTTCCAAATATAAAATAAAACTATCTACTTCATCTCTCAACAGTTTTAGTTTGTCGATAAAATCCGTAGTGCTATCATCTTCTGTTTTATGCAATCTGACAGCCCAACTACAATCAGACACTTGTAAGAATGTGTTTCGTATTGTGTCACCATGCCAGGTGGTATTACCATCAAAACAGATGACATTGCCTGTTGATGGGGACTCGGGCTTATTGAGCCAAACTCTTTTATTATACATAGCTATATTATTTGGTCGATTACAGAGATAGGCAACCCCACCTCCTCACTGATTTTTAATTTATCCCATCCAAAACCCTTCATATCCTTAACCGCATCGATAGTCTTCTTACGCAGCACCTTCAGATAAGTAAGTACGTTCATCTGCTCTATCTGTTTTGCGTTGCCAAGTCCCTCCTTGGAAAGGTCGTAGAGCGCATCAGAGGCATCGGTAGTGATAGGCTGCTTGGGTTTATGAGCGAACTTAGACAGCAGAGAGAATGAAGTTTTACTAAACAGATAATTGTTAAATGCTTGAAAATTAAGCGATATAGCCGTAAGTAATTCGAGCGGTAGTTTAGCGAACTCCTTAGCCTTTTCGTGGGCAAGCTCGGAATGGTACTCCTTTTCAGGATAGTAGAGAATGGCAGCGAGGAGCGGAAGCGACTCGTCGCCCTGCTCGATGAGTTCCTGTGCCTCGACATACTGAAGGGCTGTGAGCGAGCAGGTGAGCATTCTGTAGCCTGTCTCAATCTTGTAGCCTTGATAACGATGCTCGCCAATTCGGACGGCAGGGATGAGCTGCACACAGAAGCACAGGTCCACCACATACTGATAGTCGAGCCGGCGCAGTACACGAGCAAGGGGAATATGCAGACGGTAGGGATCGATGCGACGGCATAACTGGTAAGTTTCGTCGTCCACGCCGTCCAGTACGGCGTTGTTGTCGGGATAGTTGATTTGGAACATAAACGTGAGCTGCTCGGAGATAGCCACAAGATTGGCAATCTGCTCCTCGGAGCGGAACTTATGCTTATCCCAACCCATAATGTCGCACAGCCAGTTAATGCGTACCTCGCCGGCAGAGAGTTTACCAGCGGACATACGAAGCAAGTCGGCCACAAGATGAATGTACTGGCGGTCGGTCATACCGTCCCAACGGTTAGGGATGCGGTGTATTTCCCCTTTATAGACGAGTTCAATATCCTTTGTCATGGCAGCATAATGATTTTGTCATCAGGGCGGTTATACGCAGAATTAGAGCAGAAGTCCACCGATGCGTCCGTTGCGAGCAAGGTATCGGCATTGGCGATGAGTTCCTCGGCTTCGAGGTCAAGACGGTCGGCGAGGTCGAGGGCTGCATCATGTTCGTCCTTGCCCGAGCGTGAGGCGTGGCTGTCATCAAAGAGGTTGCGGATAGTTGGGGGGAACTCTAAGATGTCAAATCGGCGGAGCGACTTGGCAACGGTCTTCTTGACCAGTGCAAGGGTCAATATCGGCTCTATGCGCTCACGGTTTTCTACCGTGAGGCGGTCGTAGTAGGCAGACAGACGCTCGTCGAGAGTTTCCTTCTGAAGGGGAAGAATGCGGAAGAAAAAGAAGTAAGACAGGTCTATCGGATAGATGGAGTCGAATTCATCCGCTGTTCTGATCTTGCAGACACCGATAATCTTGTAGTATCGGGACTTACGCCATAAGGCAGCAGGAGAACTGGTGTCCCCACTATTGACCTCTACCGACATAAGCTGCTGGATAATGGTATCCATAGCGTTGTAGTAGTTGTCCATATAGGAACGCTTCATTCCCTCAATCTCGTACTTATAGACATCCACGTGGTTCTTACGACGGTTGATACTGTCAAAAATCAGCTGCGAAGCCATTGTCATATTGGCCACAGCAGAACGCAGGGACTCTATCAGTGCATCGTCGGGATTAAGAGCGATGGCATTGAACACCTCGGCGGTGATGATGGTTTCCACACGCTTTCGGGCTGTTACGCCTGACGAGAGGAGGTCGTTTAAGTCCATGTTCGTTTCGACACCGGGAGCGTACTTGCTGAAGGTGCCGAAGTCCTTAAAAATATCTACTAAAACATTCTTCATGACTGTTGCTGATTAAGTCTGTCCTTGGGTGCTACATCTTCCTGTCGCTGCGGAACCTCACGATAGAAGCCTATGCGATATCCCTGCTGCCAAAGGTCGGGAAAATTGAGGCGGAGCGCATAATTGAACGGCTCGCAGCATATCTCATCCTCGGGAGTTAGCGACATTATATATATAAGGTAGTTATAGTAAGAGTCAGAACCCGACTTACTGATAACACCGTCTTTGTCCACAGCTGTAATAGAGGCATCGAGTCCGACACTTGAAAGCAAGGCTTGCTCGGTGCGTTTGTCGTAGGCAATCAATGCCTCGATATATTCCTTGTACTTGAGGTCGATGGTTTCTATCTTCCATTGCTGCTCGTTGCCGGAACTGTCCATAAACGAGATAGAGGAATAAGCCTTTCCCTGGTTGTCAGAACCGCTCAAGTAGTCGCCAATCTTACGCAGTTCCAATCGCATATACTCCACAAGCAGCGACTCCCGATACTCTGTACCAATCTCGATGCCATTGTACTTCACCAGCTCCTGCTTCTTCGATTTACGGATTTTATTCTCCTCGCACAACTTCATCAGCTGGTTGCGCTTGCTCGATACCCACGCATTGGGGATAATGATGTGTATCTTGGCTGCGAGCGAGTTGCGCAGAAAGGAGTTAATGTAGGTAGCTGTTTTGTTGCTACCCTGGATATAGGGGCGTGCGCCTTGGTGGGTTTCGTTCACACCGTAGAACTCATCGACCGATTTCTCCCGATGGTGGGATATGGCTGCGTACTGGTAGTTGTCTACTTCTGACAAATTGAACTTAGGATATATCTTGTAGCTACTTGCGCCATAGGTCCACCTGCCCACCGCTATATGGCGGAAGTCGCTGTAACTCATCATCTCGTAGGCTACATCCTGCCGTGTGGTGGCAAGACGGCAGTACTTGTTCTCCATAGCTTCAAGGCCTGCCACCGGCTGCATACCCAGTCGCTTCCCACGAGCGAAACGCCACTTCACAAAGAAGTCGCCAAAATAGTAGAAGTTCTTGATGCAGGTCTTGGCGAAAGCCTGTGCCGATGTTTCCATCCCACGCTCACACCACGTATTGAGCCACTCGTCCCACTGGGGCAGCGCAAGGTACTCACGCTTCATCTTGCCATCCTCTATCGTCTGCATATAGGCACATGGACCATGACCGTAGAGCATCTTAATCTCCTTGCTGTATAAGCGTGGCAGCAGACGGTTCTCCTTGATCTCCGCCGTTACTTCGTCGCAGAGTGCGTTGTTCACGCCACGCATACATACTTGATACCCATTGACACTGAGCCACTGGTGTTCGTGCATGACTAACTGTCTGCCCTGCGGTACGAGCAGACCAGGCGTTCCAAACACCTGCTTGCCCTCGCCTATCTGAAAGGATAGTACGTTGCCGTCCATGATATATGTACCGGCATTGCCGTATAGTTCTATACTGTCTGTCATAACCAATTTATCTTGTGTAGTTTATATCCATCCTGTGGGAAGCCCATATACCTGATGAGTATGCGGTAGCACATCTTAGGTTCTCCATGCTCGTCCTCAAACAGAAAGTAGTTCTCCGAGTTCACTGCGAACCTTTCCTGTGGTAGTTGGGTGCGGTACTTGCAATGTGGTTTCACTATGAGCTTATCCCCAGCCACGCCCTGCGACCTCGAATAGGGGAAGAAGCACAGCGTGAAGTCGCCACCGGGGAACTTGCTGATCTCCCTTGCCCACTGCATCGCATTGATGCCACCCATTTCGATTGCCTTCTTCATCAATACTACATTTCCAGTTCTCCATTCAATAGAAATGGAAGCATTGAATCTCTTAATTCTGCTAAAAGCCGATTCTCCTCATTGTTCAGATAGTAGAGATGCTGTTTGTACATATTGATAAAGAATGGCATTATACTTGACAGTCTCTCTTTATCAGTATTCTCTATTAGAAACACTTTATTATTAGAGGACTGAATGTACTTGTTTTCGATAATATCTTCTTTTACAGAATAGTTTTTGAAGCATTTGAAACTTTGATTTAAGGACTTTACTATCTCATTATTTTTAACACAATCAGCTATTACCTCATCCAATCCCAAATGCTTCGCCCAAACCTTATTAACCGAAACCTTTATAATATTTCTCTCCCTGATAATATGGTTGATCTCGCCGATGATAGCATTGAAATCACGATGCGTTGTTCCTGCAAATTCAATCGGAAGATATGGACCTATACTAAGAGTGTATTTATGTGTAGACGCTTCTTCTATGGTCAATAGTTTAGATACTGGTGACTGTTCCGTATTCATAAGCTCGCATATAGCTTTTATTTGAATATCAGTAAAAGTATTGAATTGTTTTTTATAAATACGATTATAATGAGACGCATCACCTTCTCCTCTTTGCTCTCTAACTTCACAAGTAGACATTTTCGTCGCATCAATCAGCATCACATCTTTGCTTGTTTTCTGTTTGTCAAATAAAAGGATGCAAGTTGAAACAGGTGTAGATTCAAACATCTTTTCTGGGAGGCTTATCGCAGCTTTCAGCCAACCTTTATCCATAAAGTATTGACGGCAATCCTTTTCATTTTCACTTGACAAGACAACCTGCGGCAGGATAATGGCTGCGTAGCGTTTACTCCGTTTCAAACAATTAGCAGAAAAGGCAAAATTGCAAGTGTATGACTTAGGCAACAGCTGCTTCAAGTCCTCGCTTATATCACATCTAAGATTGAATGGAGGATTGCTTATACTTACGTCTGCAATGATCTCTTCGACTTGCGGAAACATCATTTTCTGAATTGTAGAGTATTTGCTGTTCTTCGTCGTACAGTAAGATTCCATTACTTCGCCTGTCAATATGTTCTTACGTACTACTGTTGCGGTGATGTTTCGCACACAGAGATTGAACAAAAGGATTGGAATCACGTTCTCGTCCAATTCTTCACAAACAAATTGCAAGTCATGATTAGTATTCCATTTTTGAATAGTAAGACTGCCACTGCCTGCGCAGCAGTCATAGACAACAGTTTCGTTGTCGCAATTAGTAAGAAATGCAACAAGCCTTGATAAGGCAACAGGGGTGTAATCTTGCTTTTTCTCTTTGCGGTCGGCACAATAAAATTGATATATTCTTTGCATCCAGTCTATGGAAAGATCAGGCAGTAATTCTATGTATTTATCGTATACAGAATTACACGACTGAGAAAATACGCATAAACGTACACCCTGTACAAAAGATTTAGCATCCTTGACAGAAAATAGCGAAAAAATATCCTTTGTGATCTCTTTTAATTCCATATTTGAATTCTTTTATGCAAACTTATCTTTTATATATTATATAGCAAAGGACGGGAGCGAGGGACTGGCGTCATATTTCCGTGCTTTTGAGAGGTTGCACCTCAATATCCAAAATCAGCGGTGCGTGCTGATAAACGCCGTTTGTTTATTTTCGTTTTTGATTTTCAGAACGCAAACCGTTGATTTTCAACAAAGTAACTTTTTGACCTATGTAAATACCCCTCGTTATTGCCTGTTTTTGCCAACTTTTTATGCTGTTTTCGCTACATTATTGGGCCTTAAATGGCTATGTTTTCGGGCAAATCATCGGGATAACTGCTTAATTCTTTCTTGATAAGGTCGGAATAAAGACCATAAAGCAGGTAAATCATTGCACTGGGGAGCTGCGTCGTTAGCCCTGGTCGCCGTTTCAGTTCCTCCTTCTTCTCCGATGCTTTGTCAAGCTCTATTTTGCCGTTGGTTTTCTTGAGCGGACTGATAAGGATAGCACTGCACAGGTTAGGACACTCGTTCTCATCGATGCGCACCTTTGGAAGTAAGGGAAGTTTCTCGCCAAAGAGCAACTGGCATAGGCGGAACTGCTGCCAGTGGTAGATAGTGGGCGCACCGTCGTTGTAAAGAATTACAGAAAAGCCGTAACTTTCCAAGGCTGCCTTCATCGTAAGCGAGTCGGTGGTTATCTGCTCCAGTTCCTCACGTGTTTTGTTACCGGCACGATCGGGATAGAGGTGGATAACCTTGTTCACGGCATCCGTGCCGAAGAACGAGTACACCTGCTGCGCAAGCTGCTGCTGGTCGTCGGGAATGTATGCCCAAAACTCCTTGATGATGTCAAAACGGTTACCATAGTCTTTCTTTTGTCCCACGATGAGCGACTGGAAGTTGCCCGGGTCGTAGCCCATATAGAGCGGTTCTCGCTTATCGTAGTGTCGCAGATAGCGTGCCGTGAGCAGGAACTGGTCTTTGAGGTCAAATTTCAGTATCTGATCGTAGATATAGCTATCCTTGAACTGATGTCGCTCGTGGTCGTAGGTAGTAAAGAACTTATTGGTTACTTCCTTGTGCCGAATGGCACAGATAGCCGTAAGGAACTCGTCCATATCGAGGGTGTCGAGCTGTGTCTTGAAGAACTTGGGACCGAGAATATCCTTATTGCAGAACGACGACGCACGGATATAGTAGATGGCGTTACGGCGCATATCTGCAAGGCGTGGCTTCCATCGTGCCACAAAGGCACTGAGTCGCTCGCTTTCCAGTCGTATTTTCTCCATAATAATAGGATTCTTTGTGCTGCGCAGCTCCTGCTGAAGGGCGAACTGCTTGTAAAGCGACTGGTTGATGGCAAGCGACACGCTGGCTATCTCCTCAATGAGTTGACGGTCCATCTTGTTCTCATATTCCTCGAACCAGTCGTCCTCACCTAAATCGACACGAGCCGTATCGCTCACACCGGTAACACCTTCGTAATATGCCGACCGTCTGATCTCTGCCGATCCGCCACGGAGCGAGGGGAACAGACGCGACTTCAGCTTCTCGCCGCTGTTGTGCTTCATCTCCTCCACGAAGGCGTGTACGGCGTTACGACCTGCCACACTCTCGGGCTGGTCGGAAGACACAAGCTGCAGGTGCGCTCCGTTGCGGAAGATAACCGAGTGCTTGGCATAGGCTATGGGGTAACGTGGACGGCGGAAGTGGGAGGGCAGCTTTGCCTCGCCCACCACATAGTCGATGCCATACTCCAGCATCGCCCTCTGCTTGCCGTTCACCATAACGGGGCGAGAGAACGAAGCCTGAATGTTCGGCCATACGTTCGTCATCAGGGCAACGTAGGTCTTGTGTACCAGGAACGACAGCTCGCCCGGCATATCGTTCGCCACACGGATGAGCCGTGGCACAATCACACCCTCCGTCTTACCTGTGGCACGCGCCCACTCGGCATAGAGCATATTAGGGTCGATGATGTTAGCCAGCAGCTGCACGTGGTTCATATAGTAATGCTCGAAGTCGAGCGTACTCTGTTCTGTTTGTTGTTGTTCAGTCATTGGGCAGTTCCTCCACGATTTCGGCATCCTGAATATCAGCATCACGCAGCAGACGCTTCTTCTCCTTATTCTCAATGGGCAGACCGTCGATGAGCGTAACGTAGAAGCCGTCGTTGTGTTTCTTGGCAATTTCTTTGAGGTTCTTCTTCGAGAAACCAAGTTCCTCTGGGGTAAGTTCTGGTGTAATAAAGAAATTAATAGCCAAATTCCTGTCTGCTTCAGCAATCTCTGAAGACCTACGACGGCACTCAAGAGCTGCATCATAACAAGATTTCATACCCTTATAGTCGCTATTGAGAGCACAGAGTTTGGCAAGATCCTCATATTTATTGGCAAAGTTGCTTTCCCAAACCTTAATAGGAACATTGCAATCAACCTGAAAGTAGTTGATTGCCTGATAGATTCTTGCCATACAGGTGCGCTCCTCTATCTTTATGCGTTGCTCTGCATTGATACGGAGCTTCAGCTTTTTGGCTGCTCTTGTTATGTTACGCTCATGCTCGAATATCTCCGCAGACCATTGGAGTTGCTGTAAGAATAGCTTGACATCCTGCGGAATGCCCTCACAGTCCCCATTCGTCAAGAATGCGGAGATAAGATCAGGGTGTATGGAGTCTAATTTCTCTATTTCACTTTTCATATTCCAAAGAGTTTCATACGCAGGTCTTTCTCGGCACGCTCATTCTTGCGTTCCTCAAGCAAAGTAATAGAGTCATTATCCCCTTTCTCTGCTTTTTTAGCAAGCTCTGCGTCAATATTGTATTCACCAAGCGCAAGTCCTTGCTGGTATGCCTCGCAATATACATCCCCAGGAATGGTGATACGATACAGCAAGGCTATACGTTTGGTTTTTCTCAGACCGAGTAGCTGGCAGATACGTTCAGGGGTATAGTTCAATGCCCCGAACGTTCTGACTTGATTTACATACTCATCTGATAGTACTTCTTGCTTAGCTAATTCTGACATAGAATTATCTTTTTAGTGTCATCCTCTGATAATACATTGCCGTCCCTCTCCAACAGAACAGGTTGTTGGGGGAACATAGCCATATACCTTCGTACGGTAGCTGACACGTATTTAGGGTCTATTTCCATTCCATAGCCGATGCGGTCGGTCTGTTGGCACGCCATAATTGTAGAACCCGACCCTGAGAACACATCAACAACAATATCGCCATTCTTGGTACTGTTGGTAATTGGGTATGCCATCAGCGCAATAGGCTTCATTGTTGGATGAATTCGGTTGGCTTTTGGCTTATCAAAATTCCAAATGGTTGTCTGCTTTCTGTCAGAGTTCCAAAAATGTGCAGCCCCAGGCTTCCAACCGTATAGGCATGGTTCGTGCTGCCATTGGTAGTTCTGACGTCCCATTACAAGGGAGTCCTTGACCCAAATGCAGCATTGTGCTATCTTGAATCCAGCTTCCCGAATGGCTCTGCGGAAGTTCTCTCCTTCAGAGTCTGCGTGGAAAACATAGAAGGGACCTCCAGCTTTAACAATGGAAAACATCACGTTGAATACAGACTGTAAGAAGCGGAGAAACAAATCATTCTCCATAGAGTCGTTCTGAATGGTTAGTTTATTGTCTCCTCCACCTTCATAATTGACATTATAAGGAGGGTCTGTGAGAATCATATCGGCAACTCGACCATTCATAAGTGTAGCAATATCCTTCTTCGAGCGACAATCTCCACACATCAACCTGTTGTTACCGAGTCTGAATACATCGCCTGGGCGAGCAAAGACATCACTATCCTCTTGTGGAAGGGTATCAACGGCATCTTCTTGTATCTCTGCTGTGTCATTCTCTGTGGCAAACAACTTATCTGTTCCGACAGAGAAATCGTTTTGCTTAATTTCATAGCCAAGATTGAATTTGGCAAGATCATCGCCGCTAATATTATATTTTGTGAATAAAAGGGTATCGGGATTTTTCTGCGCAAACTCTGAGTTATATGCAGCAATTTCCTCTACAGCTTCTTTCTTGTTAGAAGCCTGTATTTCCTCATAGGGAATCTCGGGAATCTTGAATCCATAGGAGCGAAGCCCGAGAAGCGCCTTCCTTCTTTGGTGTGCATCGATAATCCACAGCTTACCGTCAAGGTCTTTCCATACTTTGAATGAATACTTGAAGCCACGAGTGATGATGAGCATCTGAAGCTTCGATAATT